AATACAGACTGTCTACGTGCTGCTTCATTTTGATAACGCTGCTGAATTACATTATTCATATTCTGTAATACAGAAGGGTCAAGCATCATTCTACTACTATAAACTCTTGCCATTTTATTACCTCATTATAAACTAGAATGCTCCAATAGTAGCATTTACATTAGTTGATGCTTTATCACCCATAATACCAAGTAAGTCAGCCATATAGTCAGATTGCTGTTGCTGTTCATTACTAATAGCACCACCAAGTAAGCTTGCTTTATTCAACTGACCTTGACTAATAGTATTCAACTTATTCTGCATATTAGTAATATAATCACTATATTCATTATATGCTTGATTACGGTCAATATTCATTTGTGCTTGTGCATCTTTATACAAATCTTCAGCTGCTTTCCAACGTGAATAACCCATACCTGCCATAGCACCAGTTCCGCCAGCAGCACCTTGACCAGCTTGACTTGCTTGTGTTTCTAAACCAGCTAAGTTAGCAATTTTATCTGCCATAGGGTTCATGAAATCATCAACTGATTTGTCATAACTAAACTTGTCAAAGTCATATACTTCAGGCTGATAGTTACTAATCAAGTCTTTATATTGCTGAACCATGTTATCATCAGCTAAACTAATACGATTATCATTATAATTATTTAGATAATCCATCATACGCTGATATTCAGTATTAGACTGTGCTAAAGCATTCTGAACAGCACGCTGTTTCTGCTCTTGCATACGACGTTCTAAGTCTCTTTGCTGTTGTGCATTTATAAAATTGACTGCACCATTTACAAATCCACCTACAATTTCTCCAACTGCCATATTATTATTCTCCTATTCAACAACTGTCATCCAGCAATGGTCGCCGATTTCAATCCATTGTTTATGTTTACATTTTACATTCTTGTTTATTTTTTCTAAATCTTCACCATTAGCAACAATAAGTTGACCAGCATATACTATTGTTGCATCTTTGGTAACATCTTTACCCCAGACACCTCTAACAGCTTCAGCTAGTTCTTCATGTGTGCTATTCAATGTAGTAATTTCCATTATTTACTCCTACCAAGCACATTCTTGAGCTTGAATTTTTATTCCATATAATGCAAATGGTATATTGTCAGAACAAGATAATTCTAATGTGAACTGTCTAGCCATACCAAAATCATAGAATACACAGTCATAGTCATAATCACCGACATAACCTAAACTAACAACTTCATTATCAGACCAAGTAGAACCATCAGTAGAAAATCTCATCATCATTTCTGCAGGAATATCTCTAAAATCTGCATATTGACCATTATTAGTCATAACTTCTATACTATCAATATAGAACGCAGTTGAAGTAGATTGAATAATTCCACCTCTACGAAGTCTAAGTATAGAATTATCATCGTGTTCATTCCACTTTTCTTCAGTTTGTTCAGCAATACCACCATCATAAGATTGCCAAATAATACCATCAGCATTCATTGTAGCAAAGTTATATCTCCAAACAACCTGTTCATTTTTATGATTTAGCGAACAACGGTTTGACCAAGATTGTTCTGTCAAATCATAACAATAAGTTACATTAGCACTTGGGAATGAAATACAATAGAATACATGTTGATTATCTTGCCAAATTTGTGCAGTAGCATCTTTTACTGTTTCAAATTTAGAAATCTCTCTTTCAATTTCAGGTGTAGAAACTCTTGCTGCATTAGTTCCACCTTGTAGTACGTAAATACCGTTATTACCAATATCAGATGAGCCAAGCCATACAACAGTAGAACCTAATTGACATAGTGAATTGACTGCTTTTAGACCAATAGGATATGCAGCTGTATCAGGTGAATTGAATGGAACGTTTACATCAGAAGTATATTGGAACATTTGATAACTTCTATCACCAAATGTATAAAGTCTAGAACCATTAGCAATTAGTGCAGTAGTATTATCAGGTGCCCAGTATGCTTGTAATGACTGACCATTATTACCCCATTCTTCAGAACCAACCTGGAAAATGTTTTTATCTACTTCATTGTTATTATTAGTTCTTTGGAAAGGAAACTGATATGTTACATAAAAGTTATCACTATTCTTATCATTTACTACAATATAACCATATAGATAAGCTACATGTGAAGGTTTGATAGTAATACCTTTTTCATAGTCTGTATATGGCAACTGAATAACAGAAAAATCTTCACGCTGATTAGAAGGTCTAAGTTGTGTATTTACTGCATAACAGAATTCACCATCTACAATAACTAAGTGTGAAGGCATATCTTTTACTGTCAAACTTCGTCTATCAAATGTTCCAGCTGCAGTTTCAGCAAAATGAACAGGTGTAGAACCAGGTGCTAAATCAGCAATCTTATAAGGTGTTTTACTTGGCATCTGTATCATATACAAAGAATTACCAAATACACAATATGTAATAGGTTTACCATTATAACCATTTGAACAAGTAAAAATACCTCTACATACACCTGGAATACTACAAACAGTTTTGTAACCTTTGATTGGTCGCAAAACTTTAGAAACATAGTTTTCATTAGAATTTGTAGTTTCTTCAAACATATTCAGTGTATAACTCTGACCAAGCTTGGCTAAATCAGATTTAGCTGTAGAACCTACAATGTTTGTTATAACTCTTGTTTTAGCCATTATACACTCCGATTAGAAATAAGTATCAGCAATAAATCCACCACTTCTCAAATAAGACTGCATTGAACCACCTGGAACAGAACCACCTCTTGTGATAATACGCATTGTTGCATTAGTTGCTTTCAATGAAGCTTCTAGTTCATCTTGTTCAGCTTTTAGACTATTCTGCTTTGTAGTATCAACACGAGGATAACGAACTGACAATTTATAAGCTAATGCACGAGTAATAAGTTCAATATAAGGAGTTGGCAAATTTACAACGTCATCATCATTATATTTCATTTCTACATTATAGATTAGTTTACACTGTGGATTATTCTGTAAAAATCTAGGTTTGAAATATACTTTATAAAGATTAGGTCCAACAGGTTGCCAAGAAACAATAAAATCAGAATAAGTAGCACTATAGAAGTTATCATAAGCAATAAACTCCATAGGTGTCCAGTCAATAGCACCATTATACTTATAATACATTTTCTTTGGAAGTTGAATACCATTAGCTGTTACATCAGCATCTTCACCTTCACCTACATAAACTCCTTCTGTTGTAGGTGAGAAATCAACTTCATTCTTATATGCTTCAATATAGTCCTTTGAAGAAAATTCTTCTAAAACACCGTTGAATAACTGAAGAGCAGAAACAAACTGGTCTTCTGGCAATTCTCTCTTTCTAGGGCATATATTAGCACGTGCAGCACTTTCTTTTATAATATCTCTTACTTTGGTCATTATGAATTCCTCTATAAAAATTAGTTTTAGTAACTATCAACTTCTGTAGTGCAAAGCTTTTTACCAGCATTTTCTAATGCTAAATACTCTTCATAAGCTTCTCTAAGCGTATTTTCTATATCAGTTCTATGATTTTTAGCTTCTAGAACATGAATTCCTTGTGTATAAGCTACTCTGAATAGATAACTGTATGCAGTTGAACCTTTAGTTCTATCAAAATACTTAGGACCTGCTTCTAATATACCGCAATACATTTCAATTCTACATTCTTCTCTAATATCTGGTTCTTGATATTTGAACTTTACATTGTTTAGAACAATTTGCACTAGTGACATAACTAAATAACCATATAAGTTATATTCTCTTTCTGTCAAAGGTTCAGTATTGTCTTGTATACGTTCTAATAGTTTCTGTAATACAGGATTATAACACTTTGGCATGTGTTTTTTATCTCTAAAGACATTACCAATTAGTTTATAACCTTTATTTGTGATTTCTTCAATATATTCTTTGTAATGCATAATCAATACTCCTATGAATTTTACATGTTATACATTATATTTATATCATCAAATATCTACGAACCTCATAGCAATATCTAAACTTTGATTAGGTGTTAGAGTATTCAGTATATTACTTGTATCATATAATGCTAATGCTAAAGCATCAGAAGTATCAGGTGAACGTCCTATTAGTTCTTTTATATTAGCTTTAGGGCATAACAAAGTTTTACCTGAACCATTTATTTGATAAGTAGTATATTGTAGTTCTTCTCTAATCTTATCATCATCTATGTAAAAACCTTCTCTAATCTTGTCAGCTAAGTTGAAATACATTTCAGCACGGGCATTTAGATAAACAGTATCATTATTTGCTTTTTGAGCAAAATTTATGGCATTTACTGCTATATTATTGACATTATGTTTTAGCATATCACATAGGCCATTACCAAAACCACCTGTGCAGTCAATATTTATTCTTTTTACATCCCATTTTTTGGCTAAATCATTAGCAATATTATATAACTGATATGTATCAGCTACTTGTTCTCTAACAGTTTCAAGAATGCCATTATCATCACTAACCACAAACACATTATAGTCACCACCTGAACCAGCACAGTCAATACCCATCTTTCTAATACCATAATTTTCTTTTCTTTTCAATGGATAATCTAACTGTCTAATAATACCAAATTCTACATCATCATCTAATATGGTTCCTAGAATTTCTTGCTGGAATGCTGCATCATCT